CAAACCGAGCAGCCATCCAAGGCAGGGAGAAGGTATACGTCTGCAGAGACTGCTGCAGATAGAACGAGGGGCTGAACGTCAGGTACCAGTCGCCTACCAATCGGTTAATACCATCCAGCATTGAAGGACTACGTATCTGCATGTTCTGGGCTTCGCGTGCCATGAACTCATTGAGGTAGGGATTAGCCTTCGCCCGATTAGTTTTAGCTTCAGTGGCCATGTTGGACAGCGCATCAAGGATGGTGCTGTTATGCTTGAGGTTACCGATAAACCGTGCGTCAGCCATACCCTGCGTGAAGAACGCACGCATCATATCTTGGTCGTAACCAGCAATACGTTTACGTGTGATTTCCGACTTGCGGGCGCTGAAGTCAGCCAGAGAAGTTAGATAAAGATCTTGTACGATGTTATCCAATGCGTCGTGCATCTTGCGAGCACTGGCATCAAGAGTTTCATCATCTTTGGCCAAATCCAATTTGCGGCGCAGTTCAGCAAAGGCCATGTGCATGCCGGGGCCAGCGTAAATCTTATCTCGGGCTTCGGAACGTTTGAAAGGCTCTTCAATAGAGAACTTACCAGTCGCAGCCAACTTATCCTTAATGGCATTGGCTTCACCCATGGTGTCTGCAAATTCGACATGGTAATGGTCACCGCCTTCACGCAGTTTGGCTACTTCTTTCCAGTCGGCGTTCTTCTCAGCTTCCCAGTACTCTTTGGACTTGCCCACCACTACGTATTCACCAAAGCGCTTCAATGGGGCATAGGGGTCAACGGTCTTCAAATTAAGCACCGTTTCAAACTTCTTGCGGGTTTCATCCTTCTGCTTCTGGATTGCTTCCTTTTCAAAGTCCGTGGCGTTGGCGAGTTTATCCGCATACAGGCTATCAATGTACTCGGTAATGGCAGCCTTCTTCGCTTCCAATGCCCGCTGGCCGTGCTCAAACACACCTTGGATTACATCTCGAGCTTCTTTCGGAAGGGCATTAAATCGCATAGCCATAGGCGAAGCTGGGTCCACTGTTACCCCCGGAATACCCGGGTCATACCCCCACTGCTTATTGAACGTGGACTCGCCAATGAAGCGATTAACTTCACGTTTGATTGCATCGGGTAAGGCCTCAAACATAGGGCGCAAAGCAGATACCCGAGTTTCAAAGTCTCGGATGGTTTCCCGCTTCAGCTGGTTGGCCTGAATGTAATTAGCAACCGACTTCATGTACTTCTTGGCCAGCTGCGCCACGTCTTCAGTCAATAGCAGCCCAAGGCTCTTATCTTTGATCTTGGCAAAGAACGTTTGGGTAATAGCTCGCACTGGCCCTTGCAGCACCGGAGGCAGCTTGGAGATGTTGGACGGCGCAGTTGCTACATAGTTATCAAGATCTTTGTTTAGGGGTTCAACGGTAGAAACCTGTTGATATTTACTTTGGCCTTCTTGTAGCATACGATCAGTTACAAATTTGCCGTCACCTTTTTGCAGGCTGTCCAAGGCGGCTAGTACAGGGGCATCGGATTGCATACCAAACAGGCTTTTAACCTTTTGCCCCAAGTCTCCGAGCCATTGTTTCAAGCGCCCTAGTACAGTATCAGGCACATTAAATTTACCCTGCATAATACGGGCGGCATTTTCAGCCCAGAACTCCGAGGGAGAGGTATGCTGATATGCACTGATATCCACAGCACCGTCCTTCAGCGCATCTGTGGCTGCTTTCATCACGGCTTCGCCGCCGTTACCCGTATGATAGCCCATCACGTTCTTATAGAATTGTATGGCTGCAGCGTTATTCTCCGCTTTAGCCTTTTTATACGCAGCCAAGGTAGAACGCACCCATTCTTTGGTAATCGCTGCCCGGATAGGTTCCGGCATCATACGTTCCAGATGGTGCATGATTTCATGGATGGCTGTGTTACTACGTTCACTGCCTTTGAATAGCGTTACTATACGGGCCGAAGGATTATAGGTTCCCGATACACCTCCTTGTTTGGTTTCCCTGATGGAGATACCCAATTCCTCTGCTAAGTGCGGATTTTTTGACAGAAACCAATCCGCAAGATCTGCACCTTCGGCGGAAATTTCTCCCCGTCGTTTAGCTTCTAACAGCCGCTGACGAACATAGTCTGCCCCTCGGGTACGGCCTTTGTATTCTTTGCGAGATTCAGCTTCTTGTGCGGCTTTATGCGCTTCTGAGATATGCTCTACAGTTTGCTCTGCATTTAGCTTACCGGATTCAAAACGGCGAAGGGCTGTGCCTACAGCGCGTTTTACCGAAGGGACTTTTTCAGCTGCATCGCGTAAAGAGGACCCGTATGGAGCTACCTGCTCATATCCTTCATAATCTGCCCCCCTACCTTCTTTCATATCCTGTTTAGTCTGCGCATCAAGGGTATCTTCTTTTGCTTTAGGGGGGAGTTCTTCAAGGCGTGCAGCTTTGCTGCGACGGGCAGCACCCGCCAACTCTGCCTGTACTTGCGCGATATCTTCTGGGCGGCCGCTGTCCAATAAGTTATACATGCGGGAAGCATCATCAAGCTCGATCGCACCACGATCCATTGCGGCGTCAATGATAGGGCGCAAGTGGTCTCCGGGGCCTGTAGGGGCAGCTTCGGGTGCAGGTTCTTCCGGTAATTTCTCTGCAGGGGCTTCTTCTGTGGGCATTTCTGCCGATGTGGCAGGCGCTTGTTCTTCAGTAGGCACGGGGGTTTCAGCCTTTTCAGGCTCGATTTTTGCCGATGGCTTTGCCGGTTTTTGTAGGGCTTCTTTGGTCACACCACCACGGGGACCAAACATTTCCCCTTGGCCGGAAGGTATAGCGGTAGTAGGTTCTTCGGCTTCAATACCCGCACGAGGGCCAGCAGCTTCAGGGAATAGTTCGCCTTGCGTGCCGGGTTCTACTGGAGCGTTGACATCGCCTTCTCTTGCTCCAACCCTATCAGGAGCTGCTGCAGGTGGTACCACTCCTCTTGCTTCAGGTGATTCAAGTCCGGGGGTGGCTCCGAGTGGCTCGGTCCCGCTAGGTACAGGAACGCGCTCTCCACTTGCTTCAACGTTAGGTGCAGTTCTTGGTGTTCCACGGCTATCTCCTTGCAATGCTTCTGGAGTAACCCCGCCTCGGGGGCCAAACATTTCCTTCTGATTCACATTATACAGACGTGATCCGGCCAGATCATGCACGGCCTGCTTTACGTTGCCGGGGATCAATCCATTATTCCGCACGGCTGCCAAGGTTCTAGCAACAGCATCAGCATGTTTAGGGTTCGCCAGATCTTTACCCACCAACTGTTTGAAAAGCCCCGCTTCAGGAGGTAACCCCGTTTGTGCGAGTGCCTCGTGGGAGATTGTTGTGGGCTCAGTAAAGGCAGCGGGGCCATGCGCTTCAGGGGGTACCGGTGCGGTGGGGAATAACTCCCCTTGGGTTCCAGCAGGGCCTTCTGCAAATTGGGGGGCTTCGGCAGCAGCTTTTTGTTGCTCTTCTAAGTATTTGCTATGTGCAGCGTCAATAGCTTGTACGTTCTTAGCGTGTGTACCAGACACAAATTCATGCCCCGCACCAAAAAGCAAAGCCGGAGCAATCCCACCTGCTAGCTGTTCCTTGTATGACTGTACTGCCTCGGGGGACATAACATCTTGCCCGGCCTGTGCCCGGCGTAGTGCCTCATCACCCAAGCCCATGGAAGCCAAACCAGCGTAATTGGAACCAATGCTTTTCAGATACGGCGCGAACTTTGAACCGAGGGCATCAACTGCAGCCTCATGGCTGATTGCACCTTTGCCTACTTGCTCGGTAAGATCTTTTACAGTGGAACCAAATGCGCCACGAATACCTTTGGGGATAAAACCCGCGACAGGAATACCGAATCTATCCAACGCAGTTTGGCCAATACCCGCAGCGATGGCTGCGCCGGTATCTACCGGTTGGCCGGGGTTTACTTGTTGTTGGTATGCAACGTTTTCACCAACATTGGAAGGGAGATCAGCAGCGCCAAATCCGGCTACGCTCGCGACATTTTTGACCCGTGCAGCAGTATTAGCAGCAGCCAGAGTTTCAGCAATTCCAGCACCAGCGGCTACTTCAGGAAGGGCTAGCGGGGCCAGAGCTGCTGCAGCAGCACCACCCACCATTGGGGCGGCATATCGGGCCAAGCCACCTGAGACGGGTTCGCCTACATAATGTTCAAATGCGGCGCCAAGCCCGGGAAGAATTCCACGATCAAACGCACGGCTAACATCTTTTTCAGATGTCGGTGCATACGCAGCTTCGGCTTCAGCAGCATTTGCAGCCCCCCGTTGCTTGAGACCTTCACTACCCAGCATCTCGCCCAATCCGCTTTCAGCAGAGCCCCACCAACCTTGAAGGCCCGCCTTGAACGCATTAACCATCCCATGCTTATCTGGTCCGGGGATTTCAAAATCATACTTGTCGGCCAACTGCGTCAGTTGCGAATGGAACTCTTGAGGAGACAAAGAGTCGTTAAATTCTACAAGCCCCAACTTGGGGAGGTTTACAATCATGGGTCACCTACTAGGTTGATTGTTATTTGTTCGGGTTAAGTAATGTACCTGCCTGCGAGACTCCGGGGGCATTTCCAGACTGCCCCAATACGCTTAACATATTTGCACGCCATGCAGCAAACTCATTTGTCATGTGGCGCTTAGCTGCGGCATCATCGAGTTTATTATCAGCAGCGTATTTTTGTGCGGCTGCAAATGCGGGCGTATTCTGGAAATCCTTGTAATCATTACGGAGATTAACTTCTTCTTTATCCCGTTGTGCCTGAAGGGCGAGTTGTGTTTTCTCTGCCAGCCCCTGTGCGGCAGCATCAGCTGCATGCCGTTTTTGGGCCAAAAGGTCCTCGCGGTATTGCAACTGGCCAAGAACCTGAGCCATGTGGCCTTGACGAAGAAGATCTGCACGTTCAGCACCCATAAGAAGCTGCCCAATACCCTGTTCTTGTTTATCCGCGGCTTGCTGCAGAGCGCCATAGGTACCCACACCTTGAGTAATACCGGCCCCAATGTTGGGGGCAGCAAAGTTAGACCGCCCCATCATACCAGCACCAGCGTTCATAAGCGCCAACCAAGGTGCCATCTTCTGTTGTTCAGCCAGTTGTGATTTTTGTCGATCAAGGCTATCCATAAATTCTTGGCTATATGGGGATTCTTGGTTCAACATGTCCTTGTAGTAGGACATCAACTTGTCAGCATCTGATTGGGGTTGTGCGTTACCACCTAACCCAGCAAGGTATGCGGGAAGTTGATCGGTAGGAATCTGTGCGCCACCGCCAAGATCCGTAATACCCGTGGGAGTAGCAGGAGCTACAGGAGCTACAGGAGCTACAGGAGCTACGGGGGGTTTAGCAGCGGCAGCAGCACGCTGTGCCTTAACATCTTGCATCGCTTGCAGCGACGTGTAATCCTGCGGCTGTTTAATAGGACCTTCCTCTGCTGTGGGCGGAGAAGAAGTAAAATAAGGAGCGACGTTACCCTGCAGCCAGCTAGATAGGTCGTTAACCCACCCGCCATTCTCAAATCGGATTGCGCCACCAGCAGCCATACCAGCACCGGTAACCTTGCTCAAAGGAACAACGCCTTCTTGGCGAATAATGGCATGGCGTAGTGTAGCGATACCTTCCGGCGTAGTTGGGATACGATCACCAGCACCGATGTTCAGGGAGTTCGATACGTTCTTGATGTATGAATGTACGGTTGAATCTGGGTTGTCGCCGCCCTTACTCTTGGGGGGTGCGTAAGTTTCAATGAACGAACGGGGGGTATTCACCCCGCGATTAAGTTTTGCCATGATATCGTGGTCAAGCGCAGCCACACCAGACTGCATATCCTTGAACAAAGCAAAGCCTTTTTTATCCGTGCCGACTTGGCCGGGATAGGTAAATCCAGTAGGACGCAGATTACCTACATTATGCTTACGAGCAGTCTTGTCATCTACACTGACTTGATTATCGGCAGTGTAGGTAGTGGGGGTCCCGCTCATAGACGCAGTATCCATATCTGATTCAGGTAGCGTCTGTACTTGCTGCTGTGGGGCATAAAACTTGGCTTGCATAGCCCGTTCAGCATTGGTTAGCCCACCATATTCAGCAGGATCGGACTTGGATGGGTCGTATTCAGGGTCCTCTTGGGAGTCACCACCAGCAGCAAACGCAACGATACCGCCCGGGGCATAGCCTTGAGAAGGGAGATTACTTTGGGCAGTCTCAATGCCTTGCGGAGCTTGTTGGGGGGCCTGCTGCGGAGCTTGTTGTGGAGCAGCTTGTTGCGGCATAGCCATCTGCGGTGCTTGTTGGGGCATACCTTGGGGCTGGGGCTGGCCACGACCTTCCAGTTGGGCTTTGATTGACTGCAGGGCCTGCAGTTGCTTTACTTGTTCAGCCAGCTTGGGGATACCAATATAGGATGGGATCTTGCCATCCTGTACACCGTCCTTAATCTGTACAACTTCTTCGGACAAGGACTTAATCTTATGGTCCAGCGACACTAACGGATCCATGGCTTGGTCAGCACCCTGCATCACGCTATCAGCTACTGTACCACCGGGAGGGGGAGGGGTTTGCGCACCGGAACCCGCAGTAGAATTGGCGCTGTTGACCAGACTAGCCAGCCCAGCAGGAAGCACGCCATCTTTTACAGACTGCCCGATCTGGTTGGGGGACATTTTGCTGGCAGTGTCCAGCATGCTCAAAGGATTCATACTTGCTCCATTTCTATGCCCAACATAGCATAGTTAACGCCTTTATATCCATTAGCCATTGTGGTAACCGCTTCGGGCAAGAACTTCTCAACATCTTGAGCCATAACACCGCGATAACGACCATACCCGGCAGATGCCTTAAACTCAGGTTTGTACTCAAATTCGTAGAACGGCACCCCTTTAGCAAACGTACCCACATGAACGATGTTTTCCTTGGTGCGGACATCAGAAGTTGTGGAGCTAGTGGGATTAGCAGCATTATACATACCCAATCCGGCGATACCGGCGGTTCCCAAGCCAGCAATAGAAGAGGTAAGGCTGGGGGCGGCTTGCGCGGTGGTTGTGGTTACGTCGGTCATCGGTAAACCGGAGGCCAAGTTCTTCAGGTTCGACAACTGCGTCATGGGGTACTGCATGGCAGTTGAATAGTTCTGCATGGCTTGGTTGATGATGTTCTGTTGTTGTTGCTGCTGGGTGCCACCCATCGTGCTCTGGGTGTTGAGGATGCCTTGTTGAGCAGCCAGTTGACCCGTGCCCAGATTACCCAAAGTGCCTGCAGCAGTGTTACCCAGACCATAACCAGCTTGTGCAGCGTTAACACCAGACAGCCCAGCTTGTGCACCGGTAATGCCTTGTTGGAGACCTGCGAGACCCAGATTAGCCCCAGAGGTAAGCCCTTGCATACCAGTAGTAGCGGCACCTTGAGCACCAGTTAGGCCCATTTGAGCAGCGGTCTGCATATTCTGTTGAGCAGTGTTGTACGCAGTGTTATACCCTTGGCCGATGGCTTGCTGGGCTGCGAGGTTACCCCCCTGCTGAACCAGAGCGTTTTGCAGGGCTTCGCGGCTACCACCAAAGGCGCCAGCAGAAGTAGCAGCTCCCTGTTCAGCAGCAGATTGAATACCCGTCTGTTGGCCCAGCAGTTGCAGTTGAGGTGCCAAAGAATTGGCCACGTAGGGGTTCATGAAGTTGGATACGGCACCGGGGTTCTGCGCCATTTGCCCGTAAGCCTGCCCAGCCTGAGAGATATTCCCAGCGTAATTTTGCCCTGCACCGGCAACGTTTGCACCGGCCATTTGACCGAGATTTGCTGACTGAGCGCCATAGCCAGCGCCCATACTGCCATAACCTGTAGCTTGTTGAGCACTCTGCATACCACCCATACCTGCGCCAGTAGCCAAGCCAGTAGCAGCTCCAAATTGCCCGGGGGTTTGCAGGTTAGCAGCGCCAGTAAATGCCTGTTGTTGCAGTGGGGTAAATCCAGCCACAGAAGAAGCTGCAGCGTTCATGTCATTGGCAGTCATACCATATTGACCACCGGCCCCGTTTGAAGTGCCGAAGGCGTTATAGGGGTTGACGCCGTTAATCTGGCCCGTAGTGGGGTCTACATTGAATACTTGCTGCTGTGCAGCACCCAGCATCGATCCAACATACGGCGCTGCCCAAGGGGATACGTTTGAGTACTGATTCGTTTGTTGTGTGGTACCACCACTTTGTCCACCGCCCATAATGGCCTCCTAAATCTCGGTCTCAACGACCATATATCGTTCATTAAACCCCATAAGACGCAACATACGCACCATTGAAGGCCGGGCGCCCGCTTGTATCTTTGTTGCCCCCATGGAGGCCACGATGTTCTTCACTTCCTGTAATGCACCCTTAGTGCATATACCTTTACCCCCAGTGGTAGTAATAAACGCCACACGATCGTTGGGATAATTTATGAACGATATTGTCATCGCCCCATGAACTACATTTGCTTCGTCTACAGAAACCAAGAGCAGCCACTGACCCAAGTTTATGAACATCCGAATCTGGGCCAAATCATAGTCTTCCCCATGGTCTAGCGCCTTCGCCAAAAAGGGGGCTACTTGCGGCCATGCTTTAGCCGTAGATTCAGGGGGTACGGGCAGGACTTTGTACGTCATGCGGGCAGTTGCTTCTGTGCGTTAATCTGTTTGCCTTGAGCTTTGCGGCCGGTACGGGCAGTACGCACCCGATCCATCATGCTGTAAAGCTGCTTGGCGCCAGCATCAGTAGAGCCATTCCCAAGATGCGAAACCACATCCGCTGGAACCACGAACTCGCCGTCTGCCAAGCGGGCAGGCTGCTTACCAGAAATGGAAGCGGGGATATTGTCGCTCATGCCGTCACCGGGACCTTCAAGCATCTGGCCGCCGTCGGAGTAACCCCCCAAGTTACCGTTAATTTTGCCCCCTTTAGCACTAGCTGTGGGAGTAATCTGCGGCATACCGGACAACCGGGCCATCATCATCTGGGCTTGCAGTTCTGCATTAGGGTCGTAAGCTGGGGCTTGTGCTTGGCCACCATCAGCCATTTGTACCGGGGGGAGACTGCCCATACGAACTTGCTGTGCGCTAGTAGGCATCTGTGAGGGTACCGAATAGCTAGGATTCTGGATCTGGGCCATAGGAGCAGAGGGGTTAGCGCCCAATGCCGCAATACCGCCAGAAGCCATGTTTGTAGTACCAGTGCTAGTAGAAGGCAAGCTATATCCGTATTGGTTGGCCAAATTCTGCAGGGTGGCCATAGTCAAAGGGGAGCTGGAGGACGCAGAAGAAGCTGCCAGATCAGCGGGCATAACCCCCGAAGAAGGGACTACCCCACCCCAAGCGGTAGGGGTATAGCTAGTAGCAGAAGTGCCCGTAGTGCCCGTAGAACCCCCCGTAGCCATAGCCCGAGTGGGCCTGTACCCAGCAGCAAGAGTACTGCCAAGCCCCATGCTTCCAGCGGTGACAGGGTTGTATCCGGGCAAGTAGTTGTTGCCTTTACCGGTGAGCATATTATACCCAATGTAGCTCCCAAGACCCAATGCTGCAGCAGTTTTGGGGTACTCTTGAATCCAATTACCTATACTGGAAAGCCCGCTACTTGCAGCCCCGGGGGCATTTTGAGACATTGCAGAGCCCCAATCAGCCATAGCACTCTGAGGGACCTGTCCAGAAGCGCCTAGGTCATAGACCCCCGGAGTAGTAGATGAAGCTGCAGCACCAGCAGCGGTACTAGCAGCGGGGTTCATTCCGGCAACAGCAGGGGATATCAAGCCTGCGGGAGTCGTACTTCCAAACCCAGATAAGTCTCCTGCAGCAGTAGCCGCGCTGGGGGCTTGTTGTGCCATGGCTTGACTCCAAGCACCTAATTGGCTGGTGGGGATCTGGCCATATTGCCCAAGATCCGTAAGGCCCGCGCCAGCAGTACCTGATTCAGCACCAAAGAGGCCGCCGGTACCCATAAGGCCGCCACCAAGGCCGCCCAATAAAGCGCCTTGCAAAGGGTTCTTTCCGGCCAGCAGGGATATCCCGCCACCTAGAGCAGAGCCCCCCAGAACGGAACTCATCAATGCCGATTCACCAATCCCGCCGTCTGCCATAGCAGCCTCCTGAAAACATGTTAAATTGTATCATACACCAGTCCCAACGCTATTTACCCAATGCGTACCGTTCCACCAAATGGGAATACCGAGCGTCGTATCAAAGTACATCTGCCCAATAAACAACTGCGCCCCCGGACGGTTTTTAGTCGTGCCAGAAGTGGGTACCGCAGTGTATTGGGTAAACGCATCTATCTGCGCAAAATAGAGGCGCAACGTGTTACTAAATTGATCTTGGTACTGCTGGGCATAGTTGACCGGTGCGATCGGCAGGTTGGGTGCCGATGTGGGGCTCGGGGTAAATGTTTTGTACTGTACGTTAGCCATCATCTACGCCCGTCAGGACGGATATCAATTCGTGGACTACCCAACTGCCAAGCTACCCCAATATCGTCTGACTCCATCCTAAAGGCCATCTGACGGCCGCGTAAGCGAGTATAAACCTGCCCAGTAAATACCTGAATCGTATACTCGGGGGCCATCTGATAGTTATTCGCACTGGCTACTTGGGGGTTATCCGCAACACCATAGGGCGAACCAGAATTCTGGCGAGGTAGTACCGTCATAGTTACTGAAGGTTGGTTAGCCGAAGACCCATTGAAGTTCACATCTGGCAGGATACGCCATACAAAGCCAAAGTTGTGCCCATCTCCAATATCAAAGTCAGAAGACTGCACATAAGCTGTAATGGGCTGGGTTACATTTGTGGAATTGTCGTCACACCCGTTCTCATGGTAGAGCAGGCGGCTATTGTAGTCCGCTGCGATCGGATATTGCACGGTACCGGTCTTAATCCATGCACTGCGGTTCATAGTGCCGTAGTACCAGACTTTGTCCAAGTAGTTGTACACCACGTATTTATCAATAATAGTGTTGCCACTGGACTGGCTGACATAGAACCACCAGACTTCATTGAACGCTTCATTCGCCCCGGCAAAGACCTGATATGCCTGATTCTGGTTGATGTCATCATAAACATATTGGCGCAGCGAGCAAGGCAGCACATCCACACGCCCCGTGTAGACGTAAAATTTGTCTTTACCCATCCAATATGTGACATTATCCACCGTAACCATGCAATTAGGCGACATTACAGAAATGTTGTCCATCATAATCTGGAACCCCCACACATACGGGGCGCCAATATACTGCATAGAGTATAGGGCCGAATCCGTCCAAATCAAAATTTCCTGCCGGGTTGACCGGGCCCCCATGATGTAAGAGCCATTGGTTAGAGGGTATTCCCCAGACTGATTCGTTACTTCTGGGATCCATTGGTAGGCGTTTGCTTGGTCAGACCATCGAACCAACAGGGGATTAAACTCAGAACTCGGAGTACCCGGCACGTAGGAATTAGCACCGAAAGCAATAATGAATTCCTGCACCGCCGAAGAAACGACCTGATAGGTGCTACTGGGCACAAAAGCCCCTGCGTACGAGAAGTCGTACGTTCCAGAACTTGCCGATGTTGTGGTGCCAATAATTGGTACCGAGGTCCCCCCAGAAATATAGCTAGGGGCTACGTAAGCCCCGGCAGGCATACCGGTTCCGGTTATGTACATGTAAGGATAGATGTAGGGAGCATTAGCCGAGGTTACCGTGATAGTGCTAACCCCACCGGTAAAAGTGGAAGCATCGGAAAGAATTGTGGCAGCATTGGCAAGGCTTTCTAGTGACATAGCTCGGGTGGTCGCGCCAAGCTCGTCTTGCCAATAAAAGATAGGGCCTCCACGTGGGGCCAGAACCAAATCGGCGCCATAGTTATCCGACGACCAAAGCCGAAGCTGCTGGGCAATACCAGAAGAATACGCGGAACTCCATGTGCCACGGCTCCAAGGGCCTGCACCCCAACCGGTACCATTAGATTCAACAACTAGCCCGCTCGGATAACAGTATTGGGCCGTAACAGTTCCACCGCCGCCCGTATCCGAGCTGTTGGCAGTGGCCGTGGCTGTGAAAGTATAGGTAGATGTTCCAGAGTTAACAGTGAGGATCTGATATTGCTGATTCAACACCGCTGCCGTTATGTTACCCCCGAGGGACGTAGCGCCGGAAAAGATGACAAAATCACCAACATTGGGGGCATATCCAGCATCGTGTACCGTGATAGTGGAAGAGCCGCTGGTAGCCGTAAAAGGATTAGTCAGCGTATCAGTCTGCTGAATTGGCGTAACATCATAATAGATACCCCCAGAGTAGATATAGTACTTCAGGTTAGTACCTACTCCATAGTACAACGTACCCGCAGCAGCGTCACGGTCTGCCCATACCCACAAATCCCGAGCCACGCCCAAGTATTGGGCATTGTTAACCTGCGTCCAGCCACCGATCTTTTCGGGAAAGCCAGAACGAAATCGAATCTTATCCCCATCGAACCAGCCGCCTTCGTTGGAGTAGTTAGTGCCTTCGCGGTTCAAACCGGGGCGGAACTGTAGTTTCTGTAAGGGCATCAGCTATTCCTCTCAGCTATGCTGCGTACGGCTTCTGTTCGGGTTATCCACCCGTGTCCAAAAGTATCGAACGTCGGCAAACTCCGGTAATATACTTCGATTGCATCCAAAAAGCGGTTTGTCGCATTGGGCATACTGTTCGCTGCAGCGACTGTGGTCGGGCCCCATATACCGTCAGAAGGTACCCCAACAACCGACTGCAGCAGGTGAGCACAGTGGGTCACTCCGGCATTGACAGCAAAATTAAAAACAGCCAGATCAAGGCCAGAAGACAGAGCATCACAATGGCATGGAATCCAATACTGCTTTTTGTAAATGGCTGCCACGTCTTCATCGGAGATCGCCTTCAAGTCATCTGCAGTCAGGTTCGGATTATCGGCGTAGGCGCGATAGGTGCTCAGCGTTATACCGTGCATTGTAGCGCCTCCCGGGTCTTTTGGGTTGTCCGAAAACCCCCCTTCAAACCGAAGAACCATAACCAGACATGACGGGAAACTACCGACCATAGATCACCACCTGCTTGTTAACCCAGTCTTGCAGAGCCAAGAGCTGCGCCGTGGTATCGGCACATTGTTCCATTAATGAATCAGCGGGGCCGTTGCTGGCTGTTTCATGAGCTCGGAGGGTGGGGATGGGAATGTTGGGCAGCTTACCGCTTGGGGCACTGTTGAGCACCCGACCAGAATAATAGGAGTGAATACCAGCAATAGTTTTAGCATACGCATCGAGCGTCTCCTTGGTTTCGTTTTGGCTGAACTTGGTCTTTTCATCATCAGCAGCTTGTTGTATTTTAGCTTGGGTAGCCACCTGCACCTTGAACGCCTCAAACCGGGACGACTCAAACTCGTAGCCACCAAAAGCTCCGAGTAACAAGGCCCCCACAAAGCCTATAGCACCGAGTGCTATGCTATTTAGCCCGAACACTTTTCACCTTCGCTTTGGGCTTTGCGGGGGTTTTTGCTGCTTTAGGCTTTGCCTTAGGTTTCGGTGCCGGGGCCGCAATAATAGGGGCTTCCGCCACAGGGGTTACTTCCTTGGTTTCAATGATGGCATCGGGGGTAACCCGGATTTTCTTCTCTTCAAGCGGATGGCTTGTAACCCATCGTAGCCCAGCTACGACAACGCTCACAAAAATAAACAAGAGGTTATAGTCGTGCGGGGTCATGAACCCTTGCACGTAGGTGATGTTATCCAGCAGGGCGCCCAGAATAGCCAGCGCACCCGAGAACCACATGGTCTTGGATCGGAGTGCACCGAGGATTTTAGCTTTGGTCAAAGTCATGTCTGCTCCTTAGTATGTTTCAACCCACTGGGCTATTGAAGAACATGTTGCAGAGTATGATGCCCCGGCAGGAACAATGAAAGCAGCGTTTGCTTCTCCACCACTAGATCCAGAGTTTGCATTAACAACCTCAACCCCACCGGCATACGCAACGATAGTTTGAAAGTTACCGCCTACCGTATAGATATTAACGTGCATAGGAACACCGTTGCTATTGGTATACGAAATACCAGAAGTTCTGGAACTCGTAACATTGTGTACGGCATTAAATAGAGGAGGTGTCCACCCAAAACTTACCCCATTCCATGACAGGTAAGTACCTGCTGTTGATGGGGCAGTTATAAAAGCCGTGGTGTTTGCAGCACTTTGATAGACTATGCCATTTGCAGTACCACCAACAAGATAATCAGCATTAATGGCTGTGATCGCGCTGGTAGCCGAAGATGCGGTGGCAGCGTTACCAGAAATATTAATCCCCCAAGTGCCGCTTGCGCCTGTACCCGTTAAGGTGGGGGCATAGGTATTGTAGTTGGCAGCGTCCAGAACCTGTGAACCGCCAATGGTTAGGTTGGTAAAGTCGGTCTGGCTAGTAGTGGCTGCGGTGCCTGAGATGTTGATACCCCAAGTGCCCGAGGCGTTTACACCAGTTGTGGATGGGGCACCAATCGTGTTGTAGGAAACCGTTTCGGCTACAGACCCGTTAAATGAAGCCCCGGAAGCAACCCCTGTGCCCGAATTATTGAAAGTTACTGCGTTGGCGGTTTGTGCGCCGCCCCAAGAGGGGGCTGAAGTACCATTACTTAATAGCACTTGCCCTGCCGTGCCAACAGCTGTGTAGGAAATCGACGTGCCGTTGCTATAGGCTACTGCACCCTGTACAGGTGCGGCGGAACCGAAAGTACTATTTTGAGTATAGAAGTTCGTACCATCAGACCACACAGCTACAGAGGCCCCAGCAGGGATAGTGACCCCGTTACCCGCAGGACTTGTGTTTCCAGAGATTGTACTGTTATAAATTGTGGCTACATAGATAGAGGTGTTGTAAATAACATACAGCTTAGGCACAGGAGGCGCGTATACAGCAAAAGCTGCCCCCGTTGTTGTACTTAATGTAATTGATGCCATCCGCGCTTGGTCTAACGCGCCATTAACCACAGTGAAGGCTTGGTTCGCAGTGGTTACGCTGATAGCGATGTTCCCAGCAATAGCATCTTCAATAAGCGTGCCGAGGTTGGTATTGGTTACGTCCCCCCAAGTACCGGATAAATCCCCATCACCAATCAGGGTGATGCGCAAATCTGGTGAATAAGTCTCAGCCATGTTGGGCTCCTATTGCCGGTTATCTATTAAACCCCAGTTGGAGTTCTGTAAGTTGTTAATGTCGCCCCAGTTGGGGTTCTGTGAGTCATTAATGTTGGACCAGTTGGAGTTCTGTGAGTCATTAATGTTGAACCAGCCACGTAAAATAGCTATATCAGTTAAGGGGGCTACTTCAGTTGTTGTACCAACCCATTTGCTACCATTAGTGATACTGGAGTCGATTAAAGAAGCCGTTTCTGCAGTATACCCTACTGCCGCATATTGGGAAATCGCGGAGGTATCAACTATTGCTGCTGTTTCCGCAGTAACCGCTACGAACTGGGCGGTACTTCCTTGGGTTGTAGTGAACGTGAAAGTTTCAGCTGTGTTTATGTGAAGAAAAGCAATAACAGCATCTGTATCAAACAGCGCAGCGGTTTCGCTAGTCGCTGCAGAGAATTCACCAAAGGCCCCTACGGTATCTACCAAAGGTATGGTTTCAGCAACCAAGGGTACGAAAGCACCAATGACGCTAACTGCATCCGTTAAGGGCATTTGCTCTACAGCCGATCCTACAAGGAAAGACTGCACCACATCGGTTTCAGTAAGTGTGATGGCTTCAAAGACAGAGTTAACCGTGTGCCCGATTGCGGATACCGTATCAGTAACCAATGCGGTTTCATCTGTTTCCCCAACAAGGGCGCTTTGAACCGAATACGCATCGGACAGTAGTGCAGTTTCATTAGTTTGGCTAGCAAACTGAGCAGTAACATCCTCAGCATCAGTGAGTGTAAAAGTTTCTGCGGTTGCCCCCACCAGCTGGGCCAGCACATTGGCAGTATCGGTAACAGTAATATTTTCATCTGTTTCCCCAACCAGTGCAGCGATAAGTGAATCCGTATCAGTAAGCGTAAAAGATTCTGCTAGGCCTACGATATAGTAGTTACCCCATGTAGTCTGATCCGACAAAGAGATATTTTCAGCAACTATTACACCGTACGAGTTGTTACCCGTAGATGCAAAGGGGGACTGCCCGAGTGCGGTTAATCCAAACATTATTTATTGTGGCTGCGCCGGTTGTGCGGGCATCGTAGCCATGAAAGCAGTTGGGTCAGTTCCAGCAGCAACAGTTGCGAATTGCGGAATAGCCCATGCCCAGACAGCATCACGCCAGCCAATCAAGGCTTTTGCATCCGCTGCATACTGGGTGTTCGTGCTGCTGGCGTATGAGGCCGCAGATACTATGTTGTCATAACCCCATGCTTTAGCCCCAGCGTCAAGGGATTGCTGAATAGCTAATGTGATGCTTGAAACTGTTTCTGCTTGAGTGGGGGCTGGGTTTTGCAAGGCTTGTGCTTGAAGGTCTGAAATTGTAGTAGCCGTTTGTATTGTTGGTGCAAGAAACGCCACAACAGAAGGGTCTGCGTCATCTACCCATGTAGTAGGAAATGCTTGTTCACAAGCAAATACCCCGATTATTTTGTTTGAGGAATCATATTGAACATACATATTAAACGCTCCCGGCGAAATCCCACCATCCTTTTGTAGAAATCAAAATATTTGATGAAGTATCTGCCATTCTCCATCGAATTTGCGCGCTGGTATTAGTAAATACCGTTAATTCTACAGGCCCAGTCCACGCCCCGTTAGACATAGCATACAAAGCAAGAGGAAATGCGGTTGCGCTAAACCCAGTTACATCTGCACCATCCAAATCAGAAACATACGAAATAGGAATCCCTGCTGGAGTTGATGACGCTTGTGTAAGAATCGCCAGCATTTTTCGCCCTCTTGGAACTACAAGAGTCCCTGTATTGGCAGAAGCATTGCCGGTTGCACTAATATCGGATGTTGGAGTGGCCCAATAGAATACGCGCCCTACCTGCTTAAATGATTGCCATTGACTTGAAGCATTAGTAATCATCCCCCCAATATACCGATAATATGTATATCCGCTAGGTAGCGATGGCGCAGAATTGTTTAAGCTAAAAACAACATCAGTTGTTCCACCAGTAGTAGATATTAGGTAAAAATAATACCAAGTAGAAGCGGCAATACTTCCGGTGTCCAACCCGCCATTACCAGAACCAGCGACCCAAGCGGAAGTAGTTTTATTTATAGCAGAAGCTAGATTTATGTTAACCGCATTTGTTGAATCTGCGGCTTGGCCCGCAGCTATTGACATTGTTGTTGAAGAACCTGCGGTGCTCATTTGAGCGCCATTCAAATATCCGTGCATTACTGGAGATGGAGTTGCCCAAGCAAATGAGCTTCCATTCCATTCCAAGAAAGTGCTTGCGGTTGTTGGGGCAGTGATAAATCCAGTAGTGCTGGCAGCAGTTTGATAGTTGATCTGATTAGCTGCGCCTCCAGCATGATTAGTAGCAGTCGCTGCGTTGCCCGAAATACTGATACCCCAAGTTCCAGAAGCACCACCACCAGTCAGAGTAGGGGCATAGGAGTTGTAGTTTGCTGCTGTGAGGATAGTGCTGCTATTAGCTAGAACCGCAGTCCCTGTGATATTGGTATACCCATTGGCGCGTGTCCAGCTAATAATAGACCCACCAGAAGCAGAGTACAGCCCCCATGCAGAACTATTGCTGTATAAATACGCATTGTTGTAGCCAGCCAATGCCACACCGATGTCGTTCTCTGTGCCCGATCCATTAGTATAGAATGAACTACCAGAGCCATTGCCAGCCAGAGTAGCGGAAGAAGCAGAAGTGGCAGAAGTGGCAGTTGCTGCGTTGCCCGTAATATTGATACTCCAAGTACCAGAAGCACCTCCGCCGGTTAAGGTAGGGGCGTAGGAGGTGTAGTTTGCTGCGGTGAGGGCTGTGCTACCACCAACAGTAAGCGAGGTAAATGCCCCAGTAGACGCAGCAGTTGCACCAATCGCAATACCATTCAAACCAGTGGAGGTCACATAGCCCACATAAGCTGGAGAGGTAGATCCGGGCGCAGTTACGTTAAACGCGATTTCCGAGGGGGTGCTACCAGCCGTCCAAGTCGTACCGCCGTACCCAGAGTGCAGGGCATTGAAGTCAATGGAGCCAGCGTAGCTATAAGCAGCACCGGTATATCCCCAGAAGTCAGCGTTACCGAGCGTAGCACCAGCCAGCGTAGCAGCAGTACCATTGGAGGATACAAAGGCCAGAGAAGCATTGCTGGAACCTGTGAAGTTCTCCATCACCTGCGAGTATCCAGCATATACCCCAGTAGTTGCTCCAGTGATATACAGGTTATTCATGGAGGCGTTATTGCTCAACACCACACTACCGGTACCCGTAGCAGAAGTAACGCCCGTACCACCATTGGCGGGAGCCAGAACACCGGAAACCGCAGATCCCAAAGCAAGGCTCGTTGCATTGGTCAAGTTAATCGAAGCAGGAGTACCGAGATAGTTTCCAGAACCAGTCAGAGTAAGCCCCGACATCGTAGCCCCAGTGCTCAACACAGTACTACCAGACCCCGTAGCGGTAGATACACCACTACCACCATTTGCCACAGGAAGAATCCCAGAAACACCGGAAGTCAGTGGTAGGTTAGTAGCGTTGGCCAGATTCACCGTGGAAGGAATACCCAGATTCGGTGTAATCAAAGCGGGAGACGTAGAAAGCACCACACTGCCAGAACCCGTAGAGCTGGTAACCCCAGTACCCCCAGAGGTGACAGGCAATGTACCCGTGGTCAGAACAGAAGTGCTAGTAGCGTAAACTGCGCCAGAAGATGTAAATGAAGTCAGCCCGGTACCGCCATTACTAGTAGCTAGCGTACCACTAACCCCAGTGCTAAGAGCCAATCCGGTAGCGTTGGTCAAGGAGATCTGTGCCGGAGTTCCCAGATAAGGGGCGACTAGCGTAGGGCTAGTAGCAAGCACCAGAGCACCAGAACCAGTGGAGAGCGAAGTACCCGTACCCCCATTGGCCGTAGGCAGAACACCGGTAATCGCAGATGAATTGATATTTAAGGCACCATAAGCAGGTACATTCCCACTACCAGCAGAAAGCAATGGAAGCCCAGAGGACCCCGGAGCAAGCTGTCCAATGGCCGAAGTGCTGCTTGAATACAGTAATCCACCAACCCCAGTGAACGCGGTTAATCCAGTACCCCCAGCTACAGTAGGTAAAGTACCTGTAGTTATAGCAGTGGTAGACGTTGTATATAGCGCTCTGTTAGCCCCAGCAAACCCAGTTAATCCGGTACCCCCTTGGCTTGTAGGGAGTACTCCAGAAGTTGCATGTGATAGGTTTAAGTTGGTTATTTGTGAGCCGTTACCAACAAAGTAAGAAGCGGTAAAAGTACCATCATTGTTAAGCGTTGCTACTTGCTGTGGGCCTACCGTACCATTTGGGGTAAGGTTAAATGCAAACATCGTACCCGCTGCAGTATCACTGAAGTTCTGAGTAGCATCAACATCAATAGAAGCAGCGTAAACGAATCCTGATGTACCGTATCCATAATAGTCAACATTACCAATCGTATCCCCGCTAATAACGGCTGCAGGGCTTGCGCTGGTTCCTCGCGCAGTCTTCACTGAAAAGGACGAATTGGTGAGGATATTGCCACTAGGAGGTGCCCCGTTATACGAGGTAGAGTCCAGCGAATATCCGTTTACATCTACAGATGTAGTGGCTAGCGTACCAATCGCCAAGTTACCTACACTACCGTTGTATTCGGCAGCAGAAGGCAGCGTGGACATAATGGCCGCTACAGAAGGGGAGCTGAACCCAGACACCATTCCAACTGATGCAACAGTCTGTGAAACGCTAACTTGATAGGTACCTGTACCGCCAGTACCTGTAATGAACGCAACAATAGTCGTTCCATCAGCAATTTCAGGCCCACCTGATTCAGCAATGCCTTGACCGGGGATAATTGTCCCAGCACTGATGGAGGTAACCGTCAAAGTTGTTCCGCTTATGGAGCCAACAAACGTGGCAGCGGTACTATTAGTCAGGTTAAACGAAAACAGGGTAGGGGTAGATACTTCATTCCAAGCCCCAGAAGTGTCGCAGTCGATTGAAGCTGCATAAGCAAGTTCTTCCCCGTTATACCCCCAGTAATCAACGTTACCAATGGTGTCCCCAGAGATCATAGCTACTGGAGAACCGGGAGTACCTCGCGCGGTCAGGAAAGCCTGTGATGCGTTGTTGATAATGTTACTGCCAACGTTCTGTGCATACTCAGTACTTTCAATGGAATACCCATTAACATCTACAGCAGTAGTAGCAATAGTACCTACTGACATGTTACCAACAGCACCGTCTTGCTGGTTGCTGGAAATAAGCGTGGTAATGTTCGCAGCTTCGGGGGGCGCGGATCCCGCAAATCCAGCAAGAATAGCAACGTTCGTAAGCGTGGCAGCTGCCGTACCAAGTGTATATGTACCTACCCCACCGGTACCCGTACCGTATCCGGTAATGAATACATCTTCTGGAAGCCCAGTTCCTTCAACAACCATGCCCAGATACAATGCCCCAGAAGTAACAGCCGTTACGGTCAGCGAAGTTCCAGAAGTGTTGGCGGTACCTGAAAAGGTACCAACAGGAAGCACATTGAAATTAATCAGTACAGGGGTGGAATACTCCAGCCAATTATCTGCAGCTACAAAGTCAATCGAAGCAGCGTAGGCAAATTCAGTACCATCCCCGCCCCAAACATCCACATTTCCTAGTACGTCTCCGACCTGTGAAGGTAATGGGGATGTAGGTGTACCTCTGCTGGAACTAAACCCAATAGAGGCGTTTGAATTATTGTTGCTCCCGCTGTAGAACTGGGCATCTACAGAATACCCACCGGTGTAATCAACGCTATCAGTGGTAATGTAGCTGAACGCAGCGGGGGCAGGAGTACCACCAATCTGAGAATCCTGAATGGTACAACCATCCAAATTAACCCCAGTCAGGGTACCACCAGTGAAATTTACCGAAGCAGATGCAAGAGTTGCACCGCTGATTGCACCACCGGTAATGGTCGCATTGGAAGAAGTGACTGTACCGGTAAACGTGTTGGTTCCGCTAGTGATCGTTGCATTGGCCAGCGTAGCAGAAGTAGTGTTGGTCAGCGTTGTGAACTTACCAGAAGAGGCAGTTGCAGCCCCCAAGTTAGGAACAAACGCGTTACCACTTGCATCCAACCATAACCCCTTTTCAGAGGGGTAAGTAACAAATACGTTAGCTGGGTTACCAGACAAAGCAATATGGGAGCCTGTAGAGCTTTCATAAACCGTATCACGGGATAGAGTCCCAGTACCCGCAGTGGAGTACGTACCAATACCAACTTCCCAATTATTGCCATCGACAATAGTGTAATAGGTGGTATTCCCATTACCGATGTTGTCAAAATCTTGGAAGCCGGGAACAGCACCATTAAGAGTAACGGTACCGGTCCCAGAGGTTGTGGTGAGTTCTTGGACTCTATCCAATAATACTAGTGCCATGGTAGGCTCCTATATGTTACGCAGTCAGGCTATAGGTAACGCTTAGGGTGTCACCATTTGACACAGTTTTAGACCCAGCAGTAAAGTCCCCTGCACTGAACAACGTACCAGTGGTGGAGTCAATAGACGCTGAACCGCCAACGTTAATAAAGCAGCCAGCTACAGTACCAGACGAAGTGATGGAAAATATCACAGCAGTACTGGTAGTAATGGTGCCAGCAGAAGCAGTTCCGAACACGGGAGTCTTACGTGTACCAGAATAGGTAGGGGCATTAGCACCGCCAACTTCCAGCCATCCACTATGGCTAGCTTGTGTATCGGATACATTGGGGGTACCGGTGCCCATCAGGCCCATAACCACAGCGCCAGCAGTAGTATTGTTCAGGTACGCAGTGACAATGCTGTTTTGACCCCCGGTTGTAACCAAATTGGAGAATCCATCGGTCCACTTCAGGTTACCTTCAGAATCACGACATTCAACGGTGTAGTACCCGTTAATGCCCATCTTTTCTACGTGCCCGGCCCCGCGAACTACGGTAGCATCGCACGCTTCAATGGCGTTCAGCTTCTCGGAAAACATAAAACCTCCTTACGATTGAGATTGTGCGGGTTGCGCTTGGGTATCCGCAGATTGGGTTGAATCCGTAGCGGGCGCGGCTGCGGAGGGTGCTACATCTTGTGTTTGAGCCGCTTGAGCAGCCTGCTGTACTTGGGGAATAGCTTGCTGGCGGGTTTTGCTCACGAGTTCTTCAGCCACTTCCATGGGCAACTTGCGCAGGGCAGCAAGGATCATTTCCACTTCTTTTACAGCAAAGGTCAGGGTAATCATTGTGTTTCTCCTTAGTTGATTGTTTGTGTTGTGCTGCTAGGTGCAGGAGCAGCTGCCTGTTGAGTATCCGGGTGATTCAAATTTATGTGCTTAATGAGCGCAGCCTTTTGTGGGGGCTTGATAACCGTCTGGAAATTAATGCGCTTATGGGTGCTACGGCTAGCCACTTCAGCTTCACGCTTGGGGAATACTTCAGCAGGTGCTTTGGGAGGTATAGCCATCGTTAATCTCCAGAACTAATGATAGTGGCGCTAGTATAGCTGCCAACCGATAAGATTGCAGTGCCTGCGGTCGCTGCGGGGAACTGCACCGTGAAACTGTTGGAACAGACCTTATCCGAGCCAAAATTCAGCACAAAACATGCCGCCTTAGTCGCGTAATTGTACACCAAAGCACCACGGGCCGTAAACGAAGCAGGGTTCCAAACAGCATTGGCGAAGGACATGTAAACCGTGTTGGAATTGTTATCCACCGTGGGGGTTACCGTAATGGTAAGCGCTTGGCCCCCGGCCGTATATCCAGTACCGACAACTTCATTCAGGGCCGTGTATGCCGTGGTGGTGTTATCCAGATTGGCATTACCGTTGTACAGAGCGATGTAGTACGTATCGGTACTTAGGTTTTCGACCCCGTTCATGAGGTTCTGCATGAAGGTCGTGGTTGCGGTTTGGGTGATCGCCATTACGGATTAACCTTTATCTTGGCCTGCTCATCGCGGTAGGCATCGCCACGTTCCAGTCCAGTACCCAGACGGTTGAGTTGTTGCATGGCTTCTTGGTACTTACTTTCGTAATACCCGATCAGATCCTGCTCGCCCTTCATAAAGAGCATAGCTTCTCGCATAGCGCCATAAAATAGCACGGGGTCATAGTTGTCGCCCACCCAGCTTGTTCCAGTGGCGTTGGAAACTTGAGTAACGGTAAGTACCAGACCCGACCCCGTGTTCCCGATAGATGAGCAAGATAAGGTGTCTCCAACCACATAAAAATTACCCCCAAAGGTCAGATTTACAGCCGTAATAGCCCCACCGGTGACCACAATATCCGCCACAGCATTGGCCCCAGTACCGTTGGTAAGCGATACATTCGGATATACCCCATTGGTATACCCCACGCCACCGTTAGTAATCACGAGAAGGGAGATCTGCCCTTGTACGATGGTGGGTGGGTAGTAGAAATAGTGCATCTCCACCGTGTAGGTCTGGTCCGGCGTAGGGCCCAAGATATAAGTTAGTTCATTAACATTACCGTATTGGGGGCCAAACAAGGCATAGCATCGGGGCAAGCCATTGGCAGCAGGATTTGGAAACGCCTCACGGATGTAGTTCACATCCTTGTTCAGCAGGTAGTTGTAGTTGCCCGAAGAATCAATTACCGCCACAGAGAACGACGACAGATAGTCATCCGGCAATGTCAAATAGGGGTTACTCGGTGTAGTGTCGCCCGTCACGTTTTTGCGTAAAGCAGATAGCTGCACCGAGTTGTAAATGCGATCTTCGGCCTCCTGTACAAACACAGGGATATTCGCCACAAACAACTGTTCGGTGTTCTCAGCGTAAGCCTGAATCGTGTTATACAGGGTTTCGTAGTTCATTAGCCCATTTTCCCACTGGTTTTACGGCCTTTGGTGGCAGCGCCATAACCGCGCATTTCACCGGTACCTTGGGGGTTCACGCCCTTGTAGTTACCCTTGCTCAGGCCGCCAACAGAAATGTTGTACTTGTCCACGGGGTTACCAGACATATCTACCACGTTTTCAGCGGCAGAGTCAGCGTTTGTCATAGGTTGTTTGTACACGCCGATGTCGTTGCCACCACCGGTAGGGTATACAAAGCCCGTCAGGTTACTCGCTTGGGTATCGCGCTTGGCCATGTTATTTACCTCGCTGGTTCATCGCACGGGCCATGTTACGGCCGTACTTCTTCATATCAGAAGAGGTTACACCACCCTTCTTCATGCCCTTGGGCTCTTTCTTTTCGGACTGCTTAATCATTTTTGCGATCAGCTTCTTGTCCTGTGCTTCATCTGCATGCTTGGCCATATTGCCTCCTAAGAAGTTAATACAGTAACTGTACCAATAGTTACCACAGGTATCAAGCTGTTAGGGGTTAATGCCCTATCGAAATAGCTTGCACCACCTACGGGGTTCCACGCCCATTGAAATACTCGGCTACCAGATTCTGGATATCCGTACTCGTCCACGTTATTCACGTTGGGGTCATACAGGTTGGTTAAAACGCCACTTTGCCCAGACACATAGTAGCTTACATCCGGCCGAGGCTCTAACACAGCCTGCGGGTCATTAACTGGGTACATCCCAAGCTGCAACTGGGGATGGTCAGGATCCCAACAAGTCTTGCATACCTTGATTCGGTAGGGCTTAGTCTTTATGGTCTCTACCCGCAGCTCCGTCAGCTTGTACCGTTGGGCGCAGCGATCACATTCAGCAATCGCATATTTACCCGAGGCGTATTTACTGGGCATGGCTATCTCCCGTAGAACAAGCTACGCGGAACAAACCTAACTGAAGCCTTTTCCCGGTCTTCCTCGGCTGCCTGCTGCCATACCTCATCATACGTCGCTTTCAGGCCCATAACCCGCTGCGGATCCACACCTTCCAGCTTCACGCTCAAATGATAAGCCAGCCCCGCGACAAGGGCTGGAATCAAGCGGAAGGGGATGTCTTGGGTATTGATACCGTTACCAGCATCCTGCATACGGCGCATGCGGTAATACACGAAAGTATATTGATTACCCGGAGGATTCGGGGTCGGCCACACATTGATGCAGGGCAGGCGGTTCACATACACGCTAGCACCAGCAGAATGGGCCGCAGCAGTGGTTCCCGCTTGGCCACGCCAAGCACTTGTGATCTGGTTACCAACAATGTTCTGATACCCGATGGTCTCGTTGTCGATATTGATAAAGCCCATGGTAGGCAGCCCATCTGTTGAAGACAGGGTAATAGTCGTATCCGTAGCCCCAATAGGAGCGGTGATTGTCCCTTGCGGAATCGAAGCAACCCCACCCGTTTGGCGGTTCACGTATACCTGAATGGGTCTACCCAAAGCGTTCTTATTCGGGATAGTGGAGTACGTGCTTTCGCTGATACGGCTGATGTTAATGTCGATCTGGTTCTGCTGCATGCCGTTGTATTGGCGGGTCACAGAATCAAGCAGGTCAATGGTATCCACAGGCAGGGGGTAGATGGCTTGTCCCGTATTCATAACGAGTTGGCCCTGTTCCACCGTCCACAGGTTGATACCTTTGTTGGCCCACTCGATTGTGAGCAGATTTACCGAACGCCGGGCGGTGCGAAAGTCATAACCAGAACGCAACTGTCGACCGCATCTTTCAAATGCTTCTTCGACCAGTTCATCCATTTCAAGGTTGAACGCAGTTGTTCCGGTTGTGGCCATTATTTACCCCGCTTTTTAGCGCTCTTCTTACCTACTTTGCCACCTTTGTTATATTCGGTGAAGTCGGTATTGTCCCGGCGGGGCTTAACCTTAGCCTTGCCCATCTTTGAGGGGGCTACGGCCCCCATTCCGCGACTAGCTCTCATGAGAGTTTACCCCGAGTTTTGCCACGAATAGCAATACCATCAGCACGTTTAGAAGCAGAAGATACTTTACCTCCTTTCTTCATGCCGGGTTGGGCATCGGGGTTATCCGAGGGCTTAGCATACCGACCAACGGCTTTCACCGCATTACCTACAGCACTACCCACGCTCTTTGCAGCATTGGCTACATCCGAAGCCGAGGGAAGTTCCAGCTTGTCTTGAGCAGCCTCTTCTCGATCCCGATTACGAACCCACTCTTGGGGGTCTACGTCAGCGTCGCTTTTGGGCACCCGTTTAGCGGCAACGGCTATGGTTGCCATATTAGCACTTGCCGCCTTTCTTCATGGCGATGTTTTTGCCCTTGGTGTGGCCTTTCTCTTGGATGGTGTGCTCGCCAAAAGCGCGTTTGCCACCAGCAGTTACTTTGCCCATACCAGAAGCAGCTACGCCGCCCTTGTTCATTTTCTTAGCCTTAGCCATGTCAGTTTCCTTTTTAACAGAACCACCTTTCTTCATCCCCTCAAACTTATCCAAGTTGATATTGGGGACACCTTTTTGATACCCCAGCGTGCTGCCACGTCTGGTTTCTTGCTTGTTAATCATGCCCTCACCACCTCGAGTAATCTTGGCGGATCCACCCATACCAAACCGTTTGCCTTTATCTGCAGCGGAAAAGTCTTTTCCCACCGAAGTAGGAATCCCCACCTTCTTGGCAAAGGCGGGGTTGTGGGCAACAGCAGCCATAAGGTTATGCTGTTTTTTGGACCTACTGGGCATTATCTTCCTTGGCCACGGAGACCGCTTTGTTTACCCAGCCCTGCACCGTTTTGGTCTCGTAAATACGGAGACTGGTCCAGATAATGCTGAACAATGCAGCAATCGCGGGTAACGCAGCAGTTAATGTAGCTAATGCAGTCACAATAGAAGCGCCGTCCAGAACGTATTTAACAGGTTCGTCCATGCTTTGGATAGGATCTTTCATGGCCGCTCCTAGCCGTAAAACACGTATACGGAATCAATCTCTCCCGCATCCATGGTCACGTACACGTTGTTATACGCTTTAATGCCCTCAGCGGGTAGCTGCAGATAATTTGCGTATATATCACCAACAGCGAGAGCCATAAAGAACATGTAGTTACCATTTACTGCATAAATACACGTAGTGCCCGCAGTAACAGTATTGCTATTGATATCAGGGACGGTAAAAGTATTAGCCCCCGTTACAGTTACCGTGCAATTACCATTAGTAGCTGAAATACCCCCAGACGTTGGGTAGTATGCAATAGCTATTTGTTGTCCGGTAACTAACCCGTGTGCGGTAGATGTTACTGTAACAGTAGTACCCGATTGTGCATACGTAGCAGTAATTGGAACCGTTGGAGTATCAAACATAGCTACACGCCCGGTTGTAGAGCCATTACCGCCTCGTACTGAGACTGCTCTAACTCTAGTGGGCCCGTTAACAATCCAGCCCGTTTGGGTTAGTCGGGCTGATCGGATATCAGTTTGCATCGCCATGACAGGGTACTCCTATTAACGAGACTCGGTACCATCGTCAGCAACGAAGTAGGTAATGTAACCGGTAACCGCGCCAGAGGCAGACACATTGGCTTCCGAAGTCACTTCCACTACGTTCGTAGCACTTGTTACTACACCCAAGTAAGCGCCAGCGCCGGTGGAACCGGGCACTACAGTAACGTTAGAACCCACAGCTTCATCAACCAGCAGGCCTTGGGGTACGGGGGTACCAGTAGTGGTGTTCTGGCCGGGGCCAATGTTGTTCAGGGGGGTGAAGCCCAGATCAATGTGGCCGGTAGCCGAACCGCTGTTAATTACCACGCTGGTAACCACAGCCCCCACGGGCAGAATCACGTTGGGCGGGTAGGGCAGGCTAGTAGTGGGGGCTACGGTCACCACGTTGCCAGAAGTGGCAGCGTTGGCAATATAGAAAGATACGGCCATTTGCATGGAGCCGGGAGTAGTCGTGCGGGTTTGGTCACCGCCGTTAGAGCGCCATACGGCCAGAGTAGTAGAACGAGCCATGATATTTTCCTTCGTACAAAGTTGGGCTAGCTGTAGTGTACGCTTCTGCTGGATCAGTCAAACTAGCCAAAATTCCAGATATGTGTAGTGTACATCAACTAAAAAATAAAGCAAGAAAGGGGGCCGAAGCCCCCTTATCTTTAGGCACCTTCGGAACCGAACATTCCGAGGGGATCCGACCAGCCGAAGCTGTAACGTTCGCGGGACTTATAGCGCACGTTACCGGTGTCGAAGTCACCATCCATAGACTGCTGGAGGGGGACACGAACAAAGTGCTTCATACCGTTGGGTACATCAGTGGTCAAGTACCAACCATTGGTGTCGGTCAAGAAGTGGTTAATGGTATACCCTTCAGGAATCGAACCGTTGTTCTTGATTGCATTGATGTCGTTGTCGTTGGTACCAACACGCAGTTCGGTTTCCAGCAAACGAGTTGCCACGAATTGCAGTGCGGGGGGAACGATCAACTTACGGGGCTTGGCAGCGATCAGCAGGCTGCGTTCATCAGTCCACAGCGAGATCTGAATAACGGCGGCTTCCAAAGAAGTTTCGTTCAGATCAGCGGGGGTTGAGGGAACGTTGCTGTTGGTACCACCAGACACCAACGGGTGAGCGTTGGAGAACAGAGGCACACCATCACCACCGTTGTAGCCGGAAGTGAAACCGTTGTTGATAACGGCGGCAGCCTTAACCTGCTTGGTATAAGCCATGGAACGGGCCAGCGCTTTGGTATAACGAGCCGACAAAGAGTCGTACAGGTTATCTTCGATCGCTTCTTCGGTCAGGGAGAAACCCTGAGCGATAGTTTCATGGTTGTATCGAGCGGTCCATGCTTCTTGACCGTTGTCATAAGCAATAGGTGCACCTTCATTCTTAACAGGGGCAGCGCTAAAGCCGGACAGCTTGGTTTCTTCTTCAAAGCTACGTTCCGAGGTTTCGGTTTCGTAGATTTCCTTGTGCTCTTCGCCGTACTTGGCGTACTCCAGACCAAACAAAGCGTTCAGGCCGGGGAGCAATTCCTTGAGCAGTTGTGCGCGTGAAATAGCCATTTAATCGCTCCTTATGCGAAGTTGAGTGCTTCAGCGGCGCCAGTGATCTGCGGATTGTTCATCTTAACGATGAGTTCCACATAAGCATTGGTACCGGTTGCGGTTGCGGGGACGACTTCTACAACACGGAAAGGCAGAGCAGCAGCACTACCAGCACCGGAAGTAGGAGCCAGAACGGATTGGCCGGAATCACCAGTGGTGGTGCTACCGGTACCTTGAACCACTTGCACGTTGGTGCCAATGGCGTTCAGGGTCGTGGTAGTGATAGCACTACCGGAAGTGGTAACAGCAACTTTGAATTCCACAGAGGGATCAACCACTACATAGGCGAACGCATTGGTTGCACCGGAAGCAGGGTAATACTGGGCCTGCACGGTTTGGCCAAGGGTGTTCACATACTGACAACCAACGAACACACCATAGGTGTAGTTGGCGGAAGAGGTGGTGGAATCAGAAGTTACACCAGACTTTACAATACCCCCGAGGGCCAGTGCCACAACATCACCATCAAAAATGGCGGTGCCATAGCTCGCTTGAATCGGAACCAGCTTGGTGGAACCTGCGTAGGGCAGGCCATCAATACGATTCAGCGGTTGGAAGCCGTAGGGAGCGCTAACGACGGGATATGCCATGTTAAAACTCCTAAAGTAAAATTAAAAATTAACCCTTACCGAATCGGCTCACTTCAGACCGGTGTTCATTGAACAGAGGCATCCGTGGGTCGCTTTGGCGCATCAGAGTCTGATCCACTGCTTCGGTCTGCTGGTCACTTTGTTTGCGGTAGTACTGATTACGTTGTTCCACAAACTCCAGCGGAGTCTTACAGAGAAGCAAACCGCCAACCTCAACATTGTCTTTATAACGGCTGCTGGGGTCGACTAACAGTTTGAATTTAGGTTGCTCTTCGATTCTGACCGGTTCCCAGCCTTCCCGCAGTTTTGCAGAGAAGTTACGAGGATCTGATTGGTTCAGCGTCGAAACGCGAATCCATCGGTAAGCGTAACCAGCTTGTTTATCAGGCTCAGGGAGAAGTTCCGGGGGCATCCACTGCTTGGGGCGTTCCGAAAATTCACGGTTATCAACTTCACGAGGTACACCTACTTTGTTCTCAGCCATGTCAGGCCTCCATTTTCAAAAGTTCACGAACATACTGTTCCGGGGTTAATCCGAGTTTCTTTGCGATCGCAACTTGCGATTGAGAAAGACGTACCTTTTTCGGCGCTGTCGTCCGAGTAGCCGGAGCTACGTTCGTTACAGGCTTCGCTTTAGGCTTGTCTGCGGTGGGCGGGGCTGTTGATTCTTGGGGTTCAGCATCGCTGAAGTTTTCCCCAAAGCGTTTACGCATAGTGGCGTCCAACCGTGCGTAGTATTCTTCCGATCCAACGTGTACCCCTTCAGACCTCATCTTCTCGTGAAGTCCCAGCGCCGAGGCGGTCATCTCTTGATCTTGTCCAAACCAAGGATTTTCCTGTTGCCATCTCATCACCCGGGCATCTGGTTGGGGTACAGATTGAACCTGTTGAGTACGTTGTACACTAACTTGTTCTTGCTGTAAAGGTGGCAACTTAAATTTCTTTGCCTCATCCATCTGACGCTGCGCTTTCAGCATACTTTCTTGTGCGGCCATCAGGGCTTCGGTGTCACCAGACTCATGTGCGGCCTTAAAGGCTTTCTTGGCTGCCTTGTACTTCAGTTTGGCAGCATCACCCATCGCTTCCTTGTAGTCCTTGGCACCTTTATTCAGCATATCCTTCATACGCTGGTTCTCGGCCATCAGGTACTGGGCAGCTTCAATGGCGGCTTGTTGCTCGCGCAGGGCAGCTTCTTTCTCCCGGCGCTCGTCGTTCCAAACACGCTTCATCTTGATGATCTTGTCCTTGGCATCCTTACTGTACTTGTCCAAGTCGTCGACATCAATTTCAAGCTGCTTCACTTTCTCAGGGTTAGATGGGGTACGCCCACGGTCTTCTTCGGGGGTATCGTCCTCGATTTCAATGGAAAAGGCGTTCTCCACCGGGGTATCTCCCGGCTTCGCACCACCCTCCAGCTCGTCAGGGAACTTGAATTCTTGCGTTTCCATGTCGGCCATGTCTGCCTCCTATTAGTAGAACTTGCGTTTGATGCCGCGAGGATCTTGCACGATCGCTTCTACGGAATCATCATTGATGATACGGAATTCCCGGTCATGGATTACCAAACGGGTTCCGGCGTTGGGGCGCACAAGGATGAAGTCGCCCGGCTTACACCAAGCTCCGGTGGGGTACCGGCTCGTATCCTTATAACAATCAGGGCCCAATGACACTACGAATAGTACTGTTGACAGTGTTTCTTCGATGCGCATGGTCTGGTCTGCCTTCACAATCCCACTATCAAACTCCTTTTCGGCTTCGGGAATAGCACACAAGATGCGGTATCCAGAAGGTTCGGGGAGCTGTGTGGCCCGGTCTTCTACTGCCTTGTTCAGAATTGCCGATAAGTCAACGGCTCTTCCGAGGTCGAGTTCACTCATTGTCAGAGTTCTCCATACGTTGTTTGAGGTCTGCAATTACACTACATGCTGCCTCCAGACCCCGGAGTTGGCCGCATATATATCT